TTAATATAACGGAGTAATTTAATTTGAGTGGACCTCTTTCAAATCCTTTTATGTTTAATTCAGCTGCTGATGCTGAGGTTTATGATTATAAGATTTCTTATTCCTTAAAATTTAACGGAACCAGCCATGCGTTAGATAAGACTTTTGGAACTTCAGCTACTAATGATGATGCAAAAGCTATATCTGTTTGGATTAAACGATCTGGTGATGCCGGTACTAATTCAGAATTTGGTAGTACAACCAATACAAAACTATGTTCATCGGATGACTTTAATCAATTAGAATTTAACACTGGTAATCCATCAGGATTTAGTGATCAGTTTGGATATTATATAAATGGTGCAAATAATGCAGCTTGGTATAAAAGTAAATGGAGAGATCCCTCAGCATGGTCACATATTGTGTGGATTTATAATTCTGATGAAAGCACAACAACTGATAGAGTAAAAGTATATTTTAATGGAGAGGCTCAACCTATTGGGGATAGTGATCTTTGGAATTATACAAATAGTGATGTTAATCCTTATCCCCCCTCTGGTACAGATTGTCAATTTGGTTTAAATACTAAAGAGATGCACATAGCCAGATATGAATATGATGATGGTGGTTGGTGGGGTGGTCAAATGGCTGACTTCATTATGATAGATGGTACAGCTTCTATTTCTGATTTTGGGGAGACGCATAACGGAGTTTGGAGACCTAAAGATCCTAGTGGATTGACATTCGGCAACAATGGATTCTGGTTAAAATTTTCTAATACAAGTGATTTTGGAGAAGATTTTAGTGGCAACAATAATGATTTTACAGTTAGAGGATCAATACCTGCAACAAATCGTTTATTAGATTCCCCTACTAATAATTTCTGTACTTGGAATCCTGTAGATATGAAAAATGCCAGTCTTACTGGAGGAAATCTTGATGCTGAAGATGATGGTACTAATTATAATCAAGTTAGGGGAACTCACAGTATAGGAACTTCTGGTAAATGGTATATGGAATTATATAAAGTTAACTGTGGTTCTACTTATGCTGCATGGGGAGTATGTGATCAAAATCAAAAACTAACAGCTAGTTATACATCACCCGGATATGTAGGAAAAGCTATGGTAGGAGCAGTTTGGGATTTTAATCAAACAGATGTATATTTATCTACTACTTATTCTGAATCTTCGGCAGGTTCAGATTTGGGAGATACAGCAGATGTTTATACAAACACAGCACAAGTAATAGGAATGGCAATAGATTTAGATAATGATAAAATATTTACTCATGTTGATGGCACATGGGATACAGCTTGTGGTGATCCCGATAGTAGTGGTAGTGGGTTTAATGCAAGTGGTTTAAATGATATAAAAAATTTAGTTCCAGTTGTTTTTCCAAATTCTACTAATACTCCAGCATATACTTTATTTCTAAATTGTGGGCAAGATTCTTCTTTCGGAGGAAATAAAACAAGTGGTTCAGCTAATGGAACAGATGCTAATGGTTTAGGAGATTTTTATTATGATCCTCCATCGGGGTATAAAGCTATCTGTTCACAAAATCTTTCTGTAAATGCAAATGTGGATGCTGCACAAACTTCGGATAATTATCCAGAGAAATTGTTTAGTTCTATTTTATGGACAGGTGATGGTAGCACTAAAGCTATTACAGGTTTAGGATTTAAGCCAGATTGGGTATGGATAAAAGAACGAGAAAATTCCTCTACCTATGGTTCATATGATTCTTCAAGAGGAAATACAAATGTTTTAGGAATGGCTAATACTACTGCTGCTGACTATGACCAAACAGCAGATCCGGGTTTAGAAACTTTTGGTACAGATGGATTTACTGTAGATTATCCTAATACTGGTGATTATTATATTAATAGAAATACTGAAACTTATGTAGCTTGGAATTGGAGAGCAAATGGTGGTACAACCTCTACAAATGATTCTGGCACAATAGATTCTGCAGTACAAGTTGATCCTTCTGGTTGTTTTTCTATAATTACTTATACAGGAGATGGTAGTAATAGTACTTTTACAGTAGGTCATGGTCTTTCAGCTAAACCTACATTTATTATAGCTAAAGATCGTGAACAAGTTAGGAATTGGTCTGTATGGAGTCAACATTTAAATGGTGGTAGTCCTGCAGATGGTGATACTTTATATTTAAATACAACTGCTGCTGAATCAGATCAAGCAGGAAGTTGGGATGTTTCTACTATTACAAGCACTTTAATAGGTGGTGTTGATGGTGGATTTTTGAATACAGGAACAAATAAACAAATGTTTTATGCTTTTACAGATTGTGAAGGATATATTAAATCTGGAGTATATGAAGGAAATGGTAATGCAGATGGGACAGTTGTTTATACAGGATTTAGACCTGCTTTTATATTATTAAAAAATATAGATAGTACTGATGATTGGGTTATATACGACAATAAAATAGGAGCTTATAATGAAGTAACAAAAGCATTGGCTGCTAATCTTTCTAATGAAGAACAAACATCTAATAGAGAGTTAGATATTTTGTCAAATGGTTTCAAACCTAGAACCAGCAATAGTAATGTAAATGGCAGTAATACTTATATATATTTAGCAATGGCACATAACCCATTTAAGTACGCAACAGCAAGATAGGAGAAAAACAATGTGGGCGTTAATAAAAAGTAATAAAATAGAAGAAATAATATCTAGTCCAAAAGACATGATAATAGATGATGTTCGACACCCTAGAGCATTATTTAGTGTTTGGACAGATGCCGAAAGAAAAGCTATTGGAATATTACCAGTAACGACAAGTGGCACATCTCTTAATAGTAAATATTATATAGAAAAGAATGAAGCATTTGCTATAGCAGGTGATAAAAATAGTGTTATTAGAACTATTGGAGAAAAAGCAGCCGATAGAAAACTAGATGACGAAGATGCTAAAGATGAAAAAGGTAATCAACTTTTAAATGATGATGGTTCTAAAACTATTAATTATGGATTAAAAACTAAAGCAAAAGAAAAAGCCACGAAACAAGCTGATGGACTACTTAAAAGTTTTGGGTGGTTAATACAACGAAAGGTTACTGCTGATACAGCCATACCTTCTGATGTGATTACTTACATGGCAAATATTAGAACTGATCATAAAAATATTTGTGATGCTATAGATGGTGCTAGTGATATGGATGCTTTTATTGCTTTACATACTAATACTTATAAAGAAGTAGATGGTGAGCAAGTTTTAGATGTAGTGGCAAGAGTGAATCGTTGGACAGACGATAAAGATGTAAAGCAACATAGAAGATAGTTATGACTAGAATATCAGCAGAAAGAGTACAAGCTAAATTAGACACTCACGAAGCTGTATGTGCTGAAAGATGGAAGGAAACTATACTGCGTATAAAACGCCTAGAAGCTATCTTTATTGCATTTAGCGGTGCAACTATGCTAATGTTAGTAACAATAATTATAAAGCAACTGTAGGAGCTTAAAATGAAATATAATACAAGTACAACAAATAGATTAGAAGAACTTGGTAGAGTAGATGCAGAAAGAGCATATACTTCAAAAGGGAAAAGAAATCTACGAGAGGAAAAAAGAAGAATTACAAGTGGTTTGAACAAATACACAGGTTATGTTGTTAGAAGAACTGACCATGACCAGAAAGCGTAATAATGGCAACTAATAGCGAAGCAAGACAAATAGCTATAAGAACAGTAACTTCTACCACAGGTATGGTAAATGAAGATTGGTTGGCATTGTTTACTGCTCGTTCTATACCAGCAGGAACTTTTAACGAAAGACTATTAGCATATATTAATGGTGAGTTAAGTTCATCTTATACTGATGTAAATTTAGCTCTACAAGCATTTGCTACAGACCAAGATGATTATAACTTTTCAAGTATGGGGACATTTACACCATGAGCCAACAATCATTACGACAAGCAAGTTGCCGAGAAGCAACAGAAACAACAGGTACTTATAATGAAGATTGGAATAAAGTTTTTGCCGATTCTGGATTTACAACAGGAACTTTTTCTGAAAAGATGTTAGCATATACCAATGCACAAGGTAGTGCATGGGATAATGCTCAATGGGACGTTTCTGAATGGGGAAGTGGACCATTTACAAATGTGAACGAAGCTATGGGGCAGTTGGGAAAGCAAAATGGAACAACAGCACCTGGCAGCTTATGGTCACAACTAGGCACATTTAGTGCGGAATAGGAGGAAACATGGATATTGTTTTAAACTTTTTTGATTCAGCTCCATCATGGGTGGCAGCAGTAACAGGTGTTGTAACTGCTTGTACTGCTATTACAGCAATTACACCTACAAAGACTGATGACAAAATTATATCGTTTATATTGAGAATATTAAACCTATGTGCAGGTAATATAGGTAAAAACGTAAATAAGGACGATAAGTAATGGGTTGGCTTTCTGCATTAGGGGGAATTGCAAAACTTGCCTCAAAATTATTTGGATTTGTCTTGATGCGGAAAGCAGTCCAAGCTGATGTTATGAAAGAGCAACTGGAGGATATAAGAGTAGCTGATGAAGTTAAGAAAAAAATTAATGCTACTTCTGCTTTGTCTAAGCGTAGCAAGTTGCGGAAGTATCGGAAGCGGAAATAAAGGATATTGCATAATATCCAGTCCTATTAATCCAACAGACGCAGATATAGATGTTATATCTGACGAACTCGTTGATGATTTACTTATTCATAATGAAATATATGAGAGATTGTGCTCATGACAGAAGAAGAAAAAAGATTAATCATGTCAAGAATACTTAAAGGCGGAAAACCTCAAGGACCTTATTCTATGCCTTCTAGTACATTTAAACCTATTTATGAAGAATATCCTAGATTAAGAAGTGGCGATTTTAGGTTAGTAGTAGACCCAGAATTAATGGGAGGGCAAGGAAATATAGAATTTTATCCTACTGGTACAAGCTCCAACCCAAAAGGATTAGCTATGTCTTTGCCACCAGTTAGTCAAACTAATCCAACAATAGCAATAAGAAATTTAAAAAGTAATCCTAATTTACAAAGAAGATTATTAGGAGATATGTTGCATAATTTACCAGATACAGATAAAAGATTTTTGGAAATGAAACAAAGTTTTATTAGAAGCATGACCCCTAAACAAATAGCATTAGATAAAAAAGTATACAAAGAAGCGACTATGCCAAAAGGAAGTTCTGAACATGCTTATGGCGAAGAAAGGTCTTATGAAGATTGGTTTGACAAGTCGAGATCAGATGCTCACATTAGAGGGTATATTGCAGCAGATGAAAATGATGAATGGAAAGATGCTTATACAGACGAACAAAAAATAATATTAGAAAATATAATAAAATATTTAAAAGAGGAAGAAAAAGAATAATGTACGAGTATCGTTGTGTATTACGCAGAGTTGTAGATGGAGATACCATAGATGTGGATATTGACTTGGGGTTTAAGGTGTGGTTGCGAAAAGAACGAGTGCGTTTATATGGCATTAATACGCCAGAAAGTCGAACACGAAACTTGGCTGAAAAGAAATTGGGTTTATTGGCGAAGAAACGTCTTAAGGAGTTATTGCAAAAGAATTTTACTATAAGAACAGAAAAAGATGGTAAAGGAAAATTTGGTAGAATATTAGGAGTTCCTTATGTAGAGGGGCATAATATATGTGAACAATTAATAGAAGAAGGTCATGCCAGAAGTTATTTTGGTTATGGCGAAAAAGAACCATGGGTGTAGGAGGAAAATATGGGATTTTTTGAATGGCTATTTGGTAAACAAAAACCAGATTTAACTAAAATGACAAAAGTACAATTAGAAAAACTAGGGCGAAAACATGGTATTGAACTAGATAGGCGTTATAAAAAAGCAACATTAATTAAACAATTAAAGAAGAAAATATAATGGATAAAAAGAAATTAATAAATTTAATATCTGACCATGAAGGCGTTATATTA